GGAGGAGGTCACGTTTGCCGTTCTGGGACAACTGGATCACAAAACAGGATCAGGAACTGTCGACGACGGTTCCATTGAACCTTGACGTCGGACAGGCTACATACCCCGACTCCAATTATGAGAACTTCGCATCTGAGGGATATAACAAGAACGAAATCGTCCACGCTTGTATCAGGGAACTCGCAACGGCCGCGGCTTCGCCCCGGTATTTTGTCCAAGCCCCGTCGACCGACGGCGGAACGATCGAGATCGACCGCGGCTTACTCTACGACCTGACGTCGAAGCCTAATCCTTATCATGACTGGTATTCGTTCATTGAACAACTGGTCACGTATCTAATGGTCGCGGGCAACGCTTACGCCATCAAGGAACGCGCCCGGTCGAATCAGGTGTCGTCGCTGTATTTGCTACGGCCCGACAGGGTAACGATTGTGGCGGGCGATTACGGGGCCGACTCATACATCTACGAAGTCGGCGGCAAGCGGTACGAAATCGAAGCGGCGAATATGTGCCACCTATCTTTACCGAACCCGGCTGGCGACCTGTACGGTTTAAGCCCGTTACAGGTTTTATCGCGTAACGTCAATCTTGATTTGAACATGACCGATTTCGCGAAGGTATATTTCCAGAACGCGGGCGTCCCGTCCGGGCTATTGAAACTTAAAAAGCGGTTATCCTCCCAGGAGGAAGCGTCGACGATTCGCTCGAGATGGCGGTCGCAGTTCGGCGGCGTTAACAACTTTCACAGGGTCGCAATACTCGACGACGACGCGGAGTATCAACCGATGGCGAACAGCCCGAAGGACATGGCGTTGAATGACCTCCACAACCTTACAGAATCGCGTATATGCGCGGTCTTTGGGGTTCCTGCTATTCTGGTCGGGGCGAACGTAGGGCTTCAGCGTTCGACGTTCAGTAATTACCGCGAGGCGCGTCTGGCGTTTCATTCCGAAACACTCGAGCCGCTGGTCGCTCGTATCCTCAGATATTTCAACCGCAATTTATTTGACGAATACACAGGAAACGAAACACTATCGGTCGACTGGGCGCAGATGCGCGGAGTTCTCGACGATCAGGCCGCGGCAACCGCACAGGTCAACTCGTTATTTACCGGGGGAATAATCACGCTGAACGAAGCCCGCGAAAAGCTGGGCTTTGATGCGGTGTCCGAAGGCGCGATCAGGCGGGTTCCGTCGGCGGTAATGGAAGTCGCCGAAGGACAATCGGCAACGGTCGCAGTCGATGAGGCCCCGGTCGAGCAATCAGTTTCGCACATTATCGAGGCTAAAAAAAAACCGCGGGTCGCACCGCGTGGGCAGATTCTACGGCGCGAGATGATTAAGCAACGCGAGGAGGAGGCCGACGTTTTAGCCCGTCAGGTGCAAACACACTTCAGAGGCATCAGGAACCGTGTAGACGGCATCCTGGGACGCCATATGGAGCGCAACACCACGACCACAAAAGACTATCCATTCCAGCCGATTGATATGCTCCCGCCAATCGAGACCGGGAATATGTCAACGATACTCGAGAAGGCGTATCGGCGCGTGAGCAAACGGACATTCGGAACAATCAACACTGTCGGCATTGCCGGGGAATTGCCGTGGTCGGATAAATTACCGACAATTCAAAACATCCTGACATCAGCTCCGACACGGGCGGCGATGATCCACAGGACGACATCGAAGGCAATCGGAAAAGCGATCGGGATCGGCCTTGAGCGCGGTTATTCAATCGAACAACTGGCGCGGGGTGTTCCTGACGATAACTTCCCAGGTATCAGATCGGTATTGACTGAGACACAGAACAGGGCGCGATTGATTGCTAGAACCGAAGTGATGCGAACCCAGAATCAATCGACGGTCGGGTTCTATAAGGAGCAAGGTTTCGCGTATGTACAGGCGGACGACGTCGACGGCGATCCTGACGATGATTATATCGACCCCGGCGATCCATACGGCCGAACCTGTGAGGAACGCAACGGCCAGATATACAGCCTCGAGGACGCGCAGAATATCGACGACCATCCGAACGGGACTCTGAACTGGATGCCAATGCCCAGAGGATACAAACCAGAGGAGCAAATATGATTCGTAAAACATTAGTTGCATCAGCAAAAGCAGTCGACGAGGCCGAAGGCATTGTCGAGGCATATGTCAACACAATGGGCGTCAACGACGCGGACGGTGACATAGTCGATCCGGGGGCGTTCAACGCGTCCATACGCGACAATTTACCCATCCCTGTACTGTCGGGCCATGATCAGGGAAAACTCGTCGGAAAAGTAGTTTTCGCCCAGCCCGAATTAGTGGAGGACGAGGAGTATCGTTTATTTGCCCGGATTCAAATGAACATGGACACCGAAGCCGGGCGCGACGCGTTTTCTAATGTTAAAGGCGACTTTATCAGGGAATGGTCGGTCGGGTTTAATATCCCCGACGACAAGGACGTCAGCCACGAAGGTTCCGACGTTTCGACTGTGACGAGGCGTATATCAAACCTTGACTGGGTCGAAGTATCGACAGTTATTCGCGGGGCTTCCCCGTCGACCTCAACGGTCGCGGCGAAGTCGGCCGAACTCGACGAGGAAAAAGGAGCGATCCCCAGCCACTTGACCGCATGGGTCGAAGAAGCGTGGGACGGCGGCCTGATGCGGACACGGCTTAAGGGCGGCGCGGCGATATTGCGGGCGTCTCATGCTTGGGTCGATTCCGAAGGCGACCCGGAATCAAAATCAAGTTATAAATTCTTACATCACCATATCGGCAAGAACGGCAAACTGGGCGCGGCTAATGTCAGGGCAATAACGTCAGCCCTCGCAAATCTTAACGCCCGCCGAACATCAATCCCCGAAAACGAACGGCGCGGTGTATACAACCATCTGGCGCGGCATCTCAGGGATGCTAATCGGAAACCTTCGGAATTGAGATCGGCTGATATCCCGGATAATTCCAAACCATATCCAAACTTTCATGCTTGCAGGATCAGGGAGCCGGGGGAATTTGACAGGTTCCGCACGGCGACCGAAACAATCGAGGACGGCGATTACGAAGGCCGTTCGATTGTTGTTTTATACGGCAGGGAAAAAGACACGGGCGACTGGGACATCGCGTCCTATAGATTCCCGGTCGACGAATGGTCGGAGGACGACGCCCGCAAATGGTGCGCGGCCCACGACGGCATTAAATTTGAGCCAGCAATCGGCGACGACGACCCCGATTCTGATCCCGACGACACCGCCTCCGACACGGTCGAGGAATCGACCGCCCCGGACACGGCCGAACGTCAGATCAGGTTAGCACGGGCGCGGCTCGCCATGTTTGGAATTAAAAATAAAACCCAATAGCGAAAGGAAAATATCGTTTTGAATACATCAGAAATCAGAAAAGAGGCGAACGCCATTCTGACAAATGCCGAAGCATCGCTCACCGACGGTAACGTCGAGGAATTCGAGCGACAAATAGCAGACGCACAGTCAAAAATGGCTAACGCTGACCAAATAGATCAGGCACAGTCACAACTCAAAACACTGAAGGGCGATTTCAACAAACCCTTAAACAGTGTTCCAGTGGCCGACAAGGACGTCGCCGTTTACGATCCCAATGATTCAACGTCAAGAACAAAAGCATCGTACAAGCCCGCCTCCTGGGTAAAAGGCTTACCAGCAATGGCCCAGCCCCTGTGGGTTCAGGAAAAAATGGGCGTGACTGAAAAAGAACAGGCCGACTTCCAGACCGACACGTTTATTAAGTGGATGCGAAGCCCCAGCGACGATGTGTTCTGGAAAACTGCCAGTCTTGACGAAGTGAAAGCCATGCAAGAAGATACTGACAGTGAGGGTTTTGTAAAATCTGCCCCATTATCATCGGTGACGATGTAATGAAAATCGGAAGAATTGCTGGAAACCTAAGTCGTAAAGATAAGGCAATCAGCATCCAAGCCTTGGAAGTGTCCAAGGAAGGTTCAGAGACTAGACGGAGTGGCACAATCTTGCCACATAATACGTCAATAGAATCCGACAACTCTACGGAGTTGATGATATAGTCCGACCTCATGGGAAACCATGAGAGGCTAACAGAAATGATTAGCCACCTAGAAACAAAATTTTCTAGGGTTAACAGCGAGGGATATTTCGTGCCAGAGCAGTTTATAAATCAGGTAGTACACGACCCCGGAGTTCCCGGCAGTCAGTTACGACCTCTCTGCACGGTAATTCGTGTGTCTAGCAAGGATGGATACGTTCCGACAATGGGTTCGACATCGTGGGCGGCAATCGCAGAGGAAGCCGCGTTCAGTGACCAGACTCCTACAGTCGGTCAGGTCGCTTTCTCAATCGAGAAAAGCGGCGGTCTTGTAAAGGTTACGAGAGAACTGTTGGATGACTCCGCAGTTAATCTCCCCGCTTTGCTCACGCAGATATTCCAAGAGAGTGCAGGGCGTTTTGAGGATGTTGGTATTATCAGTGGAAACGACACCACGCAGTATGGCGGAATCATGTCGGATTCAGATGTGGCGTTCTACACGATGGCAAATGCTACGAGCGTTGTAGCCGCCGACCTTGTCGGTACGTACTATGCTTTGAACGCACAGTTCAGGGCTAACGGAACATGGGTTATGAAGAGTGCGATAGCCTCACTGATTAACCAGATTAACCTGACAGGAAACGGGGTAACGGGTGTTCCTAACATCACCGCCGCTCCTTCAGACTTCATTATGGGTCGCCCTAACGTGACTACGGATGTTGTCAGCGGTCTTGGTGCGACGATCACGTCTACGGAGAAGATTGCGATATTCGGAGACTTCAAGAATTATTACATCTTCGACCGCGTGGGATTCACGATCCGAAGAAACGACAGTCTTTACATGGGCAACGATCAGGTCGGCTTCTTTGCTACGCGCAGAGGCGACGGTCAGGTCGGTTTGGCAGACGCGTTTAAGATTTCAAGAGCCGCATAACAACGGCCCGGATGGCGCGGGGTTTCGGCCCCGCGTCAAACCTAGCAGGAGGAAATTTTGGCAAAGGCAAAAAGTTTAGTAAACGTCACGTG